CGATGGGGCCGCCGTTCTTGCCGGTGTGTTCCTGGCGTTGGACGTCCCGCCACTCCTCCGGCTTGCGGTTCTTCAGCCAGAAGATCGCAGCCGTCGTGTCGGGTGGGTAGTGCTCGACGAAAGGTACTTGGGTGACCTCGCCAGCCGCGTTCACCGCAATCTTCACCGCGTCATGGCTATAGCCCAGCGCTCGACGATAGAGCGACTGTTCGACGCGTTCGTCGGCTACTTCCTTGCCGACTTTTAGGGACTGACAAAATTCTGGATGATCGTGTTTCCAGCGGTGCAGCGTGCGCTCCTCAACCTCGAAGAACTCAGCCACCTCCCGATCAGTCGCGCCCAACTCTGCGAGCTTCTTGGCCTGGGCGACGAACTCCGGCTTGAACTTGGATGGGCGCCCCATAGGCCTACGGCGCCACCTGCTGGCTTGCGCTCGCCCGGTACTGGTCCCAGAGGACGTCCTGGCGGGTGCGGAGGTCCGCGAGATAGGCCTGGGCCTCGTCGGCTCCGGTCAACCGTCCCAGCAACAGCGCAAGCTCATCCAGGGCCGGCGCGGTCATCTCGTGATAGCGGTCCAGGTAGGTCGTGTGGTCCATGGGCTCTCCGAGGACAAGTTTCAGGCTTTGGCGGCTGTTCTCAGTCTTGGGCGTCCAGGTTCGGGCAACGCCAAACGCTCCACGCGCTCGAGCAACTCCACGGCGTCTCCCGGCACCGAGATCTGTGGCCCGTCACGCGTCAGCACCTCGGCCATAGCCCGCAGCGCCTTCTTGCACTCCTCGAACCCGACTTCGCTAAGCTGATAGCCGAGGTCGTCGAGCTGTCCTCCGCTGATCAGGCTCTCCGGTTCCATGATCTCGCGCAGCACCCTGACGCGTTCGTGGACAGTCCCGCGCCGCGGGGGTCGATGGCTGTTCAAGAGCACTTGCATCCGACGCGTGGTGGTCCACTCGTTCGGGCGTCCGTAGAGCACGACCACAATGTCGGCGTGTTCCTCGCTGACGCCGAAGTATTCGCTGAAGGCGGCGCGCAGGAGCTCTCGGGAGATGCCGTGAATCCAGCGCGTCACGCCTCGACACTCCGCTCAGCCGGCGTCGGGTCTTTGCGCTTTGCTCGCTTCCAGGGGAAGGGTTCGGAGTCTTGGAGGTTGGTCATGGAGTCCTCCCGGAGTTGCCTTGCGCGCACCCTTCGGGCGCGTCATCGGCGTCGCTCTCCCGTGGAGGGGCACCCCCGAAAACCTGCCGAAGGGCGCGCCGAGCGCAGTCCTGAGCGCCCCAGTCAGTGGACACGCGCGCAATCGTCCACAGTGCCTCGAACATCGCGGGTGAAGCGGCAAGGAGTCGCGCGTTCGCTTCCCATTCTCGCTGGTCTGTGCAGACCTCGCAGATCCATGGTGCGGCGTAGCCGTTCATCACGTAGCGCCGGGTCCGCGAGAGCCGCCAAGGCCCTTCCGTGAAACTCAGCCCGCCAGGACGACGCGAAGCGGAGTGCTCTGCTCCCTGGGAATCCTTCTGGTCACTCATTCCGCAGCGTCCTTCCACGATGCCACTCGCAGCCCGGATGAGGGTTTGGGTTCGTTCAGCCGCAGCGCGTAGACTTCTCCGCCTGCCCAGACGCAGTGCTTGATGGCGGCGGCGACGGCTTGCTCGGCCGTGGTGCCCATGGCGAGGCAGCCGGTGACGAAGGGTTCCTCGCAGCCTTCGACGGCCCACGGCCCCTCAACGGGATATTCCCGCAGGGCGTCATCGTAGCGCGACACCGCGCCGCCCTGAGCAACTACTATAGCACCAAAGTCCTTGAAACGTCTGGGCTTTTTGCTATGCTCAAAGGCTTCGTCGGCCCAGGCGCGGAACTCGTAGATGTCCGGCTTGGACCCTGCGCAGCCGATCAGCGCGCCACACCTCGTCCGGTAGATCTTCCGCTCTGCGACGGATGAGATGATGCCGCCGCCGAAGGCCGCCGTGTCGGCCGCCATCACGCCGTCTCGGTAGACGATCACGGTCATGGATTGCACTCCACGGTCATCTCAGGACCGCCAGAGACGAGGGAGACGCGGTCTCCGAGGGTGAGGTCGGTCATGCCGAGGCTCCTGCTGGACGGACGCGGGGTCGGCCGGCGAACGCGGGCGCCGCAAGGCGCGGGAGCGTTCGCGCGCTCGGCGTGGCAGTTCCCGGTTCTGTGTACGGGGTATGGCCCTGAAGGGGCCAACCCCTACTGAAGCTCTGGGGATAACCCTTAGGTTTGAGATAAACCAAACCGCGCGCGAGAGCGCTCGCGACGGCCGATTTACGTGTTACGGGCGTTACACCTACCATTACGTAACACCACTTTTCCTCAATGATTTCATACAATCTCACGTAACACCCCCGTTCAGCTGCCACTTGCCGCGTTCGGTGATCCAGAACCACTCCTCGTGCCGCTCGATCAGGCCGGATCGCCACAGCGCATCCCCATCACGGCTGATCGCCGTGCGGATCGCACCGGGTTCTTTTCCGGCCCCGAGCACGGCCTTGTAGAGGTCGCGGAACTTCGGATATTCGACGCCATAGGTCCCCGCAGGGGCCTCGCCGCCAACGGGAACGATGCCGCCCCATTGGCCGACCGCATCGTCCAAGACGCGAAGGAAGTTGAACTGACCGCGGGGCAGGAATTGCCGTTTGCCGGTCCGTGAGCTTTCGATCTGGGCGGGTCTCACCACGCATGACGTGATGGGGTCGCCGTCGTCATCGATCCCTAGTTCTACGGATTGCAGCTCGAATCCCTTGATCCAGCCGTCTTCGCCGTCCTTCAGCTTCACCAGGCGCGCGCTGCGCTCTTTGGTCTCTTCGTCTCGCCTCACCTCCAATGCTGTTTCGATGTTGGCCCGGAACGAGCTGTGGCCGCGCTCCCGCAGGCCGGCCGCGTTCTTGTGGTGAACCCAGACTACGGCCGCCCCGGTGGCTTTGTTGACCCGGTCGCCGGCGTCGAGCATTCGCCCCATGTCTTCGGACGCGTTCTCGTTGGCGCCGGCAGAGGCGGCCGAGAACGTGTCGATGACGATCAGCAGGAGCGGGATGCCTTGGCTCTGGTACCACGCGCGCCAGGCAACACATTCAGCGATGAACGGCTCGGCGTCGCCGTCCTCGGCGAAGAGGTTGACCTTCTCTGGCAGGAGCTTGAAAGGCAACTCTTCGTGGATCCGATGCTCCTTGGCGTAGGCCTGGAGGCGCTTGATGAGGCCCCTCCCGCCCTCGCCAGCCTGGTAGAGGACCGCGCCCTGCGCCGTCTTCATGCCGAGGAACGGAACGCCGCGGGCTATGGCTAGCCCGGCGTCCACGCACAGGAAGCTCTTGCCGCTCCCGGACTCGCCGAAGACCATCCCCTTGTCGCCCTGGAAGATCAGCCCCTTGATGAGCGGCGGGTAGCTGAGCGTTGCCTGGATCGCCTCGCCGAAGCCGATCGCTCCGAAGCGGCTCTGCGGGGGCTCGGGAACCCAGTCCTTGGCGTCTCGCTCGACCAGCTTCATAAGTTCGTCGCGGTCGCCGCCCGACTCCAACCAGTCGGAGACGTCGCCCTTGAGCGGCAGGCCCGGAAGCTCGAGGATGCGGACCCGCTTGGCGCGGCCTTGCAGCGAAGCCGCGACGACCTGGGCGTGATTGCGGCCGGCGTCGTCGTTGTCGGGCAGGATGATCACGTCCGCGCCTGAGAAGGGCGGCGCTAGTTCATCGGGCCACTTTCCGGCCCCCATGGCGTTGCACGTCGCGGTCAGCCCTTCACGGACAAGGCCATCGGCATCCTTCTCGCCCTCAACCACGAAGACGGGCTCGCGGATATGCACAGCGGCGAGCACTTGCGGAAGCCGATAGGGAACCTGCCGGGTCCCCTTCACCGACCACGACCAGCCGCCTTCGGCCTCAGGGTCCGGCCGGCGCTGGCGGAAGTCCTTCGGCTCGTAGCGCACCGACTGGAACAACAGGTTGCCGCCCTCGTCGGTGTAGTCGTAGGTCGCCACTATGCGGCGCATGGGCTGAACATTGCCGCGCGAGGGCTCGCGCTCCTGGCGTTCCTCGAACTCCGCGCCAACTTCCCGATTCAACCAAGCGATGGCTTCCTTGCCCTCCAGGCGCAGCACGCGCTTCAGGAGGTCCATGACGCCACCGCCTTCGCCGGCCTCGTGGTCGGCCCAGACGCCCTTCTCGATGTCCACGGCCATGGATCCGCGCGACCCGAAGCGGAGCTCGGCGGCACTGGAGAGGGCCTTGTTCGGATCGCCCAGCACCTTGCGGGCCACGGCTTCCATGTGGCGCGCGAAGTCGTTGCTGTTGTCGGACGCGAGGGCCACGCTCAACGGCGCCCCCGCGTGGTGACGGCGTCGCTAAGCCGATAGCAGGCCTCGGCCGCAGCCTTGTCGCCTTCGAGCACCACCAGTCCAGCCGCCGTGTGGGCCAGCAGCTCCCGCAGGAATCGCGGGCGGTCCGCCGGCTCTCGCCGGGCAAGCTCATGCGCCACGATTTCGGCGGCGGAGGCTCGCTGGGATTCGCTCAAGCCGCCCTCCCCAGCCGCACAAGCGGGACCTGCCGCGCCATCCGGACACAGGCCGCATGAGCCCGCGCGAGCTGTCCGGAGAGCTCAGCGTTCAGCGCCTCGCTCTCATGAAGAGCGGCTTCAGCGCCAAGGGCTCTGGCTTTCCAGGGGGAGAGTTGGGAACGGTCGGAGGTTAGGCCGCGGGTCATGCTGCGGCGACCTGGCTGGTATCGGCGGGTTCGACGATGGCGCGGACGCGCTCGATGCCTGCCGGCGTCATGCGATAGCCCTTGCCCCAGACGTTCTCGATGGAGTCATGACCGAGCGCTTTGCGCGCGGAGCAGACCCAGACCTTGGAGATATCCGGCATCCGGTCTTCGTGCTCGGTCTTGGTGGCCGGCACCGCGTCCATGATCTGGGCTGTGGTGAGCACGCGGCCATGCGCCGAGTAGAGCGCCGTGATCAGACCAATGGCGCCGCCACGATGGCTCCCAGGCCGAGAGCGAAGATGGGCGCGCAGCCTCGCGTAGGTCTCGGCTTCGTGGGTCAGCGCGAGCTCGCCCCGCAGGTAGGCGACCTCCTCTTCCAGCTCGGCACATCGGGCGCAGGTCATGCCGCAGCCCTCCGCATCTGTTTCGCCTTGGCCTCACGCGCCTTGGCGGCGGCCTTCGTGTAGAAGGGGGCCCGATGGGCGGCGCAGTAGGGGCCGTTCGGGGCCGCCGCGCAGCAGGACCAGACATCGGCGCCCTCCCCGCTGACAGGCGCTGCGCACTCGCCGAACCGGCGTTCCAGCCAGGGTTTTGGGGTTGAGGCCACGGGCTCGGGTCGGAACACAGGAAGCGGCGTCGGCTCGGGCTGGGCGTAGGTGCGGGTTTCGCTGACGCGGATGGCGGGGAGCGGCGCTTGCGGCTTACGCTTCGGCGGCGCCGCCGCGCGGGTCTGCTGCGCAATCCTGCGAAGGCTGTGGCCCTTCATGTTCGTTCGGCCACCGTAGGCTTTCGCGGCGGTGATCTGTTCAAAGGTGCGGTAGAGGCCGATCCTGCGGGCCTTCCCGCAGATGGCGTTTCGGCTGAGGGCGCCGCCGAGTTGCGCAGCGATTTGCGTCGCGCTGAGACCCTTGTCCCAGAGCGCCTTCAAGAGTTCGACGCGCTCGTCGCTCCATAGGAAGGTCATGCGGCTTCGCTCCTGCGGCCCAGCGCATTCCAGGCCGCCAGATCAGCATTGCACCGCTCCGCACGCGCGCGCCGTCGTTGGTCATTGCCGTTCACGGGCCGTTCCGGTTTCGCCTTCCGTTCCGGCCTGCGAGGGTTGATCAAGCGGCAGACCACTTGGCGGTCGCAGCCCCAGACGTGGGCGAGACCACTGCGGCTGCATCCCGTTTCGGCCAGGATGCGAAGCATGGAGGCTCGACGGGCGCGCTTCGACAACCGGTCGATGGCCATCGCCAGCACGGCTGCGGGATCAGCGCCGATGGCCATCGCTTCTTCGGTCACGACCTTGAGCACCAAGGCGCGGTCGGGGCGCTTGCGTTCGGTCACTGGCCGCTCTCCTGGGGTTGGATGGTGACGACGACCTCGCCGGGCGTCTTGGGCTCGG